TGCAGTTGTGTCATCAGGCACATCGCACACGTTCAACCTACCAACTGCCAGCGCAAGTAATAGAGGTGCATTAAGCAGCGGCGATTGGACTACCTTCAACGGCAAGTTTAACACGCCAACAGGAACGACCGCGCAATATGTTAGAGGGGATGGCACGCTTGCTACATTCCCGAGCTTGCCGTTAATTTATAAATCCACAACTGATACGGTTGGCTTTTCGGGTACTACAAATACGGCGGTTTATACGCAGGCTATTGCTGCGAATACATTTGCAGCAGGGGACATTATTCGTATCACTTATAGGACACGAAAAACGGGAACGGCAGGAAATCAAACGCTTCGAATGTATGCGAACACAACTGCCAACTTAAGCGGCTCGCCTATTCTTTTGGGGACTTGGCAGAACATTGGCGCAAGTAACTTTTTGTTTAATTCCTTTCAGCGTCATTTAGTAATTAAAAATAGCACCAATAACACTGAGGTTTTAAATACAGCTACCATAAGCCAAAGCACCGATTTTTTTCTCGCTTCAAGCGCCACGACTTGCGTAATAAATTGGACTACGAATCAGTTTATTGTTTTCACAATTCAAAACTCAAACGCAGCCGATATAAGTTTAGGCTCAATGTACTTAATCGAGAAACTATGATAAACGTAAACATCACATCAAAGGCTATTCAGTTTTATTCTTCCGTTGCTAATGGCGAAATTGATTCGCAACTGATTGAGCCGAACTGGGAGATAGTGGATAGCGAAAGCCTTCACATCATTTGCGATGCAGGGGTGTATTGCTTTGCCACCACAAGCACCACGTTTAACGAGCAGCAATTTGATAATTCAGAAAAGGCTTTAGCGTATCTGAATAATTTGTAAATTAGTGGGCAAATTTTACAACTATGGCAGGCGTTAAAGTAACCGATTTACCAGTATTAGGGGCAGCAGCTTCAGACGATGTATTGTATATTGTTGACACGAGCAGTAATACAAGCAGCCAGATTGAGGTATCAAGCCTTTTGCCTGTTGTACCTGTTTTAGATAGCGGAACATGGACACCGACTTTAAGTGATTTTAATGGATGTGTTGTAGATGCCACTTTGCTTTCTGCTTACTATTCAAGAATTGGCAATATTGTAACTTGCACAATTTATGGAAGTATTGATTTAGATTTTAGTTTATCAAGTGGTACTGGTTACCTTGATTATACACCACCAATAGCAACAACTAGTTTTGACCCAATTGGATTAGGTCAATTAAAAGAAAATTCAACAAATTGCAATATAGCATCTGCTGCTTCAAAGATGTATTTTTATTCAACATCAAGTGCTAATGTAGGAGTTACAGAATTTACCTTTTCATTCCAATACGAAATCAACTAATGCGCAGCACCTCGATTCTCGGACTTAACTTAATTAAGAAGTACGAGGGCTTGAGGCTCACGAGTTATCTTTGCCCTGCTTCCGTGGCTACGATAGGCTACGGCTCGACACGATACCCAAATGGCAAGAAGGTAATACTCGGCGAAAAGCTGACAAGCGAAAAGGAAGCAACGCAATTGCTACTTGCAACGCTTGAGCCATTTGAGGCGGCGGTAAATAAGCACCTACCAAATATCAACCAATGTCAGTTCGATGCGTTGGTGTGCTTTGCTTATAATGTCGGCACAGGCGCACTCATTAAATCCACGTTGCTAAGAAAGGCAAAAGCCAACAACGCCGACCCAAGCATATTGGACGAGTTCCTGAGATGGAACAGGGCAGGCGGCAAGGTGCTTGCAGGGCTAACCAATCGCAGACGCGAAGAGGCGAATCTCTATTTCTCACTTTGTAAAGTTTAGGGCGCAATTGCCCCAACGCTGGCAATGCTTTCGCGTATTTTAAACTATGCGAAAACGTGCTACCAAACCAAGGCGAATCATAGACATAATTGTCAAGCATTGGCGTAGCACTATCGGAAGCCTTATGATTTTAGTTTCAATATTTTTGCTAATCTTTAAAGTCATTTCAACCGAAACCCTCGCGGCAATTGTAGCAACGCTAATCGCCGCTGGTTATATTCCAAAAGCCAAAGACGATGCAGCAGATTCGTAGAGATACCGTCAAGATTGCACGCCATAACAAGGTGAATGTAGACACCATGAGCTGGGAGATTGCAAATGCCGACACGAGCTTTCAGCAAGCTAACCGCGAAAGCTTCGAGTTCGTCATGGCACAGCCAAAGCCAGTGCGTGAACTTACCGCCTTTGATACCATTCAGCCATGCGATGTATCTTTATACCCAGCACCAACGTACTACACCCTCAAACCTCAGCCTGTAAGAAACACGCAAGATATTGAAGAGCCTATGAATTACGATATACTCCTGAATGGTGTTGTGTTTAGCTTTGCCCTGTGGATGAGTGCGAAATACTTGATTGGATGTGGTGCTGCCTGGATCAATTTATTTAACGATCTAAGAAGCGAGCTAAGGGCATAAGGCTTATCTTTGCCTTATGGCATCACTGCACATCCTCGAGGCGAGCATCGACCTCTTCTATGTGATTACCGATAAGGACGGGAATATTGTGACCTCCAATGATTTATTCAAGGAGTACAGCAGCCATATAAAGCCCGGCAATATTCTGGACATTGCAGCCAATGACAGTGATCGTGATGAGATGCTTACTGCGATCAGGAAGTCGCAAAAGAAAGCACCGGATCCGATAAGAGTCTATTCAAGGACACGCCAAAAGATGTCATCTGAGCGTTACAATATGTGGAATGTTTACTGCATTATGAACAGCATCCACATGATCGGCATTCAGTTGGTAGATGTGACCTCCATCAGCTCGCATGAGCATGAGCGGCAAAAGATGCTTTTGGAAGAGTTTCGCTTCATGTTGAGCCATGAGCTTCGCCAGCCATTGACTTCCATTGGTGGCTTGGTGCAGATGATCATGGAGCACAAAGAAATCACAGAGGAAGAGCGAAAGGGCGTTATGGAGATGATAGCAGACAGCGTGCAGAAGCTTGATGAAGTGATCAGGCTACTTGTAAAGAAAGCAACAAGACAGCTATGAATGAAGCACACACCTACTTACCAAGCACTGATGAAGAATGTGACGAGCGGCTGGTGAAGGTGCTTGCGATTTACATCTTAGAAAGGGCCATGCCGCTGAAAGTTGCGAGCCAGATACTGCTTTCAAACTTGCGAAACAAAGACCTTTACATGGTGCGATTTAACGAAGTAATGCAATTTGTAAGCAATGGAACAACCTAACTTAAGCAGGCTTTATTTGGTGACAATTACGGTTGTCCTTGCATTGATGCTGATCAGGACTTGCGGAAGCTTGGCCTCAACCGAGCTTGAACTGGAGCGGCTTGATAATGCCAATGCCGAATACACCATGCGAATTGCTCAAGACTCGGCCAAGATTTACAGCCAGTCGCAGACGATTGTGAGTAGCGAGCGCAAGTATGCCGAGCTTGAGAAGATCAACGCAGCACTTGGCATCAAAGCAAGCCAAGCGGTGCAATACAGGACCAAGACAGTGATTCAAACCGAGTTCGAACTTGGTGACACGGTGTACATCGATAGCTTTCCGCACTTGCGCCTGCCAAGATCATTCGGGCGTGAAGGTAAATGGCTATCGATAGGCGGCACGATAAACCGCGTAGGAAGGCTTCAGATTGATTCAATGATAATTCCGGTATCTTATACCGTTGCCATCGGAGATACGCTGCGTAAAGGCTCTATTTTGCGAAAGCGTGACAAGGTGGTCCGCATTGCTGTCGACAATCCTTATGTTAGCGTGACTGGCATCAGCAATGTTGTGATTCGCCAGGAGAAAAAGTGGTGGCAAACCGATGCGGCCAAGATTGGACTCGGGGCGTTTATTGGTTTCGGCCTGACACGCATAAAATAATTGCGTTGATTTTCAGGCACTTGCGTTTTTTTGCGCTGGTGGTTTATTGTTTTCTTTGTTTTGCTATTGCAGAATCAAATAAAGGTTCTACATTTGTCAAACAAAACAACGAAACAAAAACGCCATGACAACAGCAATTAACTTTCCGCAATCTTACAAAACAAAAGACGAAGCTTTCGAATTTGGAACTGGTGACAATTTCTTCATCTTAGGAAATGGTGAATGGATTTGCATTTCAAGAAACGATCCTGAATTCATTAAAATGCTTGATGCTGGAATGAAAACAGAATACATGCTTTATCTTGAGTCATTAAACAACTAACCTTCACGGGGGCCTAACCGCCCCCATTTCTTTCTAAACACTTCAAATCTAAATAATCATGCAAAAACCACTCTCAACAGCAACGACCTTCAAGAATTGGAAGGGCACGGAATTTTTCCACTACAATCACTTAACCGGCACGATGGTTATGATTGTAAACGATGGCCCAATCAAAGGGCTTTACACTCGCTGCGATTCGCAGGCCGCAAATCTTTCACGCCAGTACCACCGCTCAATGGAGCACGGCACAGCACCCGAGAAACGAATCTATGATCCTTGCGACATGGAAGAATTTCACAACAACTTCGCAATTGTCACAGAGCAATTGCACTACCAAGCAACAGACGCATTAATCACTAATCTTTAATCCTTAATCTTTTAAACATGAAAGCACCAGTAAACAGTTCAACAGGCGGCACACGCCAAATCGCTCCCGAGGGGGCTTACCCAGCAGTCCTAATTCAAATCATCGACAAGGGCACAACCCTCGATGAAAAGTGGGGCAGCAAAAAACGCAAAGTTCAATTCGTATTTGAACTGCCAACAGAGACCGCAATCTTCAAGGAAGAGAATGGCGAGCAGCCCTTCATCGTGAAGACAATCTTCAACCTCAACATGGGCGAGAAGTCATCCATGCGCAAGTTCATCGAATCATGGGCTGGCAAGAAGATGACCGACAAGCAAGCAGGCGAGTTCGAGATCTTCACACTACTTGGCAAAAGTGCATTGGTAAACATCGCACACAACGGCAAAGAAGATAAGACCTATGCCAACATTATGAGCGTGTCTCCAATGCCTAAAGGCATGCAGTGCCCTCCAGCCTACAATGAGCTTCTTGCTTATGATTCAACCGAGCACGATGCAGAAGTATTCGGCAAGCTGCCAGAATTCATCCAAGAAGACATTCGCAAAAGCGATGAGTGGATTGCTCGCGTAAGCAAGCCTGCAAAGGTTGCCGCTCCGGTGTACCAATCATCTGCAAGTGATGCTTTGGATGTTGACCTCGATGCATTATTCTCAAACGACTCAAGCCCTTTCTAACATAAACAAAAAAGCCGAGCCCCACTTCAAAAAGGCTCGGCTTTTACTATGCATACACACATGAACAGCATTGCAAAGATACAAATTCCTATTCAGAATCTATACGCTGCGATTAATTCGCCAAAGGTTCTGCAAGCCCATGCACTGATTGACACCATGAGCATCGATGGCGATTGCTTCAGCGTTTCCAACGTCAGCGATTACAACAACACAAGCCAAGCAATCAAAGAAGCCAACGATGCCATCAAGGCCATTGAGGAAGCTCGCAAGATTGTCACCATCCCGATTGACCAGTACAAGAAGCAGCTCATGCAAGTAGAGCAAGAAGCAACCGAGCCGCTCAGGTCCTTCATCGCATCGGCCAAGTCCAAGATGCTGGAGTACACCAACGAACTGGACCGCAAGCACGAAGAAGATCAGAAGCGCATAAAAGAGCAAGCCAAGTCAATGGCGGCCCTTACCGATGAGCTCGCTGAGGTTAGCATCCAGCACAGCCACATAAAAGGCATTCGCACCATCCGTAAGGCTCGCATCAATGGCGAAGTAGATTGGGTGACAGTGCTTGGCGTGCTGTTCTCATCAGGCAACCTTAAGCAACAAACCTTGCTTACTGGCCTGCCAAAAGCAATGCAAGAGCTCGGCGTGGAACAGATCGCCGGCATTGAGATTTACGAAGAAAAAATTCAAACTATAACACGATGAAAACACCAGTGCAACAACTAATAACCGAACTCAGAGAATTGCATCCCGAATTCTTTGACGTGCATAGCGACAAGGGCAGGCAGTTCCTAAACAACTTTCACAAGTACATTGCAATCGAGAAGAAATTGATAGTTGAAACCTACAACGAAGGAGCACTTGACGGCTTACAGTTAGGGGAGGAGTATTACAAAATCACTTTTAAGCCATTAGACTATGACACGAGATGAATACATCACCTACCCAGCCGTAAGTGCAAGCCGAATCAAACGGTTCTACACGGGCGACATCAGCTACGCAAAGGCATCGCTGAACTATGGCAAGGACTTTCACTACTCGCTGCTTGAATGCGAATACGAGACAATGGGCACGCCAGTGCGCAACACCTACGATGCAATTCACCAGGTTGAATTGCTTGGCGAGCTCTTCGACAAAAGCGAAAAGGAGCGCATCGTGGTGAGCGAGCTAACAATTGGAGATAAGACCGTGCTCGCAAAGGGTGCGATGGATATCTGCTGGGATGAGATGAAGATCATCGCTGATGTTAAGACCACAACAGCCAAGAATCTGCAAGCCTTTGCCGATGACATGATCAAGCACTTCAACCATGTGCAAGCGGTGTGGTATTCCATGCTAATGGGATGGGATCCGCACAACTTCTACTACATCGGCGTGCCTCCAAAGGTCAAGAAGTCTGGGCAGTTTACGGACCTCTACCTCTACCGGCACAACCAGCAAGAGCTCGACCATGCTTACGAGCTCATCGCTGGCTTTTTGAATCAATTCGATGGCAACTATGGCAAGTAAATTCTCACAGCTCCAGCTCGACTTCATCGCTGAATACTACCCAAAGACCAAGACCGCAGAGATTGCCAAGATCATTGGCGTGTCTGAGTCATCCATATACAACATTGCATTCAAGCTTCGCCTGAAGAAATCCGCTGAATATCTCAGAGAAGTGCATGGCAGCAGAGTCAAGGAAGTTGGCATGAAGTATCGATTCACCAAAGGCCAACAACCTTGGAACAAGGGCATCAAAGGAAAGAACAACGCACCAGAGCACACGCTATTCAAGAAGGGCCATGTGCCTGTCAACTACAAGCCAATAGGCTGGACTCGCATCGATGTCGAAGGCTATCACTGGACCAAGGTTGAAGAAGGGCTCAACGGCTGGGTGCTGACTCATCGCCTTGCCTGGGAGATGGAGAATGGCCCAATCCCGAAAGGCGCAATCATCCGATTTAAGGATGGCAACAAGCTAAACTTTCACATCGACAATCTATTCATCATCGACACAAAGCAGAACATGGAATTAAACACCATCCATCGCTATCCGGAAGAGATGCAATCAACAATGAAAACAATTTCTAAACTCAAAAAAATAATCAAGAATCATGGCAAGGAACAAAATTGAACACCTAAGGGATCACCTCTTCGAAGTCATCGAAATGCTCAAGGATGGTGACATGGAAATCGACAAGGCTAAGGCCATCACTGATGTGGCCCAGACCATAATCAACTCAGCAAAGGTTGAGGTTGACTTTATCAAGACCGTGCATGGCAACGGATCGGACTTTATACCAATGGATAAAAGACTTGAGGCATGAAAAAGCAGACAGCAGTTGAGTGGTATCATACAAAATTAGCAGAGCCAACAACTCAAGCAAAAGATGTAAATACAATATTCCTATTAGCCAAAGCAATGGAAAAGGAGCAGATAATAGAAAGCTACAACGAAGGCGCAATTGATGGACTTGAGCTTGGAGAGAAATATTTTGAAGGATTGCAACTGGGAGAAGAATACTACAACGAAACATACGGAGGTAACATATGAAAACAGCAATGATGGAACATATACAATGGCTATATGAAGTCATTGATAATGCCAAGGCACAACAAATGAATGCAGATATAATACAAGCCATTGAATACGTTATAGAAGGTGCAAAGGCGAAGCTGCCAATGGAGAAGGAGCATTTGATGATGGCTTTTAATGATGGTAAAGTAAATTCAGTATTAAATAAAAGAAATTCAGAACAATACTACACCGAAACCTATGGAAAATAAAACCGCATTGCAACAAATGTTAGATGAGTTAATGGCTCATGAATACACTATACCTCTTGAATTGATTGTTAAGTGTAAGGAGTTGATTGAGTTGGAGAAGGAGCAGATAATTGAAGCTTACAAAGCAGATATTTACCCTTGCTCAGATGAAGATGCAGAACAATACTACACGTCAACCTACGAATCATGACCCTCCGCCCCTACCAGGAACGATTCATCAATAACATCGCTGCGAGTCTGCGCACACATCGCAAGGTGGTTGCGCAGCTCGCAACTGGTGGAGGCAAGACGGTGTGTTTTTCTGCAATATGTGACCGCTACTGCACGAAGTCCTCTCAAGATATACTAATCCTTGTGCATCGTGAAGAACTCCTCGCACAGGCCACGAAAGCCATCAAGCTCCGCACACAAGCCGTGACCGCCGGCATGAAGTCAATTCCACATGCTCGCGTTTATGTGGCAATGGTTGAGACGGCTTACAAGCGGCTCGACAAATTTCAAAACATCGGGCTTGTGATTGTGGATGAATGCCACATCGGCAACTTCACCAAGGTCATCGAGCACTTCACTGATAGCTACATCATCGGCTTCACAGCAACGCCATTGGCAGCTCGCAAGACCAATCCTTTGAAGAACTACTTCGATGATATCGTGTGCGGCATCGACATCCCAGAGCTCATCGAGCAAGGCTACCTTTGCCAAGAACTTACCTACTCAGCGAAGTCAATTGTTGACCGTGCAAGGCTTAAGATGAAAGCTGGAGACTTCGACACAGCACAGATGGCAGCGGCCTACAAGAATCCCAAGTACATCGACACAACAATCAATGCCTACAAGAAGCACTCACTCGGCCAAAAAACAATCATCTTTAATTGCAATGTTGAGCACTCTATCGCAGTCAACGCCGCGTTTCAAGCAGCAGGCTTCAACTCTCGACATCTCGATGCTGACTCGCCTGATCGGGCTGAGGTGCTCCAATGGTTCGCCAACACACCAGATGCAATCCTCAACAACATCGGAATCGCCACAACAGGATTCGACCAACCCGACATCGAAACCGTAATCGTTAACAAGGCCACAGCATCAATGCCCTTATGGCTTCAGATGTGCGGACGTGGAGCAAGGCCGCATCCAGTGAAGCTCGCATTCACCATCATCGATCTTGGTGGCAACTGCGAAACACATGGCCTCTGGTCATCGCCTCGCAATTGGCAAAGCATCTTCCACAATCCAAAGAAGCCAGGCGAAGGCGTGGCTCCAGTGAAGTCGTGCCCTGAATGCGAGGCCCTGCATCACACAGCCAAGATGGTCTGCGATGCCACACCAGTAGGTGAAATATTCCCTTGCGGCTATATCTTCCCGAAAGTCGTGTCCAAAGATGAAGGCATTGATGAGTTTATCCAAATCGGGCGCAAGATTGATGTAAAAAAACTCATCGAAGCAAAGGCCCATCACAAGACCTATCACTCTCTTCATGTGCTGGTTGAGAAGGTATTCACCTCAGCAATTGGAGTGCTCAAAAAAATTAATGAATCACACATGCCCATAATTCAGAAAAAAAATCATGAACTTGCAAGGCTCTGGTGCCACGAGCACAATAAGCGATTCGATGCTTGGCACAGGGAGTTCGTAGACAATAAACTTAAAACACTTCTAAATGATCATCTCACAGTACAACAGCATCTACAACACCAAAGACTCTGACATCGAGCTCGAATCCTTCATCGAAGGCGTGCGCACCGGAAAATGGCAAGACATCGTCCTCCAAGTCAGAGCAACAGAAGACAAGGACGAACGCGATAAAAAAAAGAAATCAGCACCACTGGTAACAGTTAGCGGATTATTCTCAGCACGAAAGGATGAAGCACTCAGAGCACACTCAGGCTTCATTGCAATCGACATCGACAACATCGAGAATCCTGAAGAGACCAAGAAGCTAATCGCAGCCGATGCCTACATCTATGCAGCATTCACATCCATCAGCGGACATGGCTTATGCCTGATCATCCGCATCGATGGCACGCGACACCTCGATGCATTCAACGGTATCGCATCGTATCTCTACAATGAGTATCAGCTCATCGTGGACCAATCAGGCAAGAACGTCTCCAGAGCGCGGTTCATATCCTACGACCCTTGGATCATCATCAACACAAAGGCGGTGCTCTTCAAGAAGTACCTGCCCAAAAAGAAGGAGCAGAAGCTTGCAAGAGTCGCAGTAATCAAAACCGACTTCGATGCCATGATTGCAGCGATGGACCGCAAAGGACTCAACCTGTGCGAGGACTATTCCGACTGGATCCAAATCGCTTATGCACTCGTATCTGAGTTCGGGGAAATTGGTCGTGACTACTTTCACACATTGTCTTCACACTCATCAAAGTACAACTCCGATGACTGCAATGCGCAGTACACCGCATGCTTAAAGAATCACAGCGAGTCCAAAGGCAAAAGGTCAACCATTGCGACCCTGTACTACCACGCCAAGAAGAACGGCATCGAGACCTACTCCGAGCAAAGCAAGGCTATTCTCAGGGCTGCAAGCTCGCAGCGTGCCGCTGGACTTTCGCCCGAAGCCATCGTGCGCAGCCTCGAAGTATCTGGCATCAGCCCAGAGGAAAGCACGAAAGTTGTCAATGAGATAGTAGCAAAGGATATTAAATTCAAATCAGAGAATGTAAGTGCTGATATTGCGGCATTTATAAACACTTACGACCTCAAAAAAAATGTAGTAACTCGCAAGATTGAACTCAATGGAAGGGCCATCGATGACAGTGACCTCAACTCGATTTATCTCGATTCCAAGGCAGTGTTCAAAGAATCGACAAAAGAACTGGTAACCGCCATAATTTTCTCGAATCGCGTCCAGACATACAACCCGTTGCATGAATTCTTTGAAGAGGAACTGCACACCGATGACCTTTGCCCAAACCTCACCCACCTGCTTAACAGCGTTGTTACTGACACGCCAAACGCGCACAAGTGGATCACCAAATGGCTTATCTCTGCCGTGGCCTCAGCCTATGGCAATCACTCGCCTCTGGTGCTTATCTTCTGCGGTCAAAAGCAAGGCACCGGAAAGACGCACTGGTTTCGCTATCTTCTGCCAAAGCGATTGCGATACCTATATGCCGAGTCGAAGATGGATGGCGGCAAGGATGACGAGATCCTGATGTGCCTCAAGTGGTTCATCATGGATGACGAGTACGGAGGGAAGTCCAAGAAGGAAGAGAAGCGACTTAAGGAGCTAACATCGAAGGAATTTATAAACGTGCGTGAGCCTTATGGCCGCGTGTCTATGGACCTCAGAAGGCTTGCCGTGTTCTGCGGAACATCGAACGAAACGCAGATACTCAACGATCCGACTGGAAACCGCAGGCAGCTACCCATCAACATCCTTGACATCAACAAAGATGAGTACAACAAGTGCGACAAGGAAGGCTTATGGCGTGAGCTCTATGCCATGTACATCAACAATTGGGATTACACCGTGCTGCATGAAGATATCCAAGAGCTGAACGAATCGACCAATACCTTCAAGCACTCGACACCTGAAGAGGACTTGATTCACAAGAAGCTTCAGCCTGGCAATTCTTCATCCTATGGCGAGTGGATGTCGCTCACTGACATCCAGCAGTACCTGATGATTGAAACCAAGTTTAACTACCTCAACATCCAGCGCATTGGCTCGATACTTAGCAGCCTTGGCTTTGAGAAAGATCGCAGGTCAAGAGGCAGCTCGAAGGTGACAATGTACTTTGTAACCAAGAATCCCATGTAATCGGACAACCTTGGACAACTTACTAAAAAGCAAGTTGTCCGCTCGAAAGCCCATATTTAACAACTCTTTCAGCCATATCGGACAACTTACAACTTACTTTTTATACCTTAACAATATATATATGCACACACACACACACACACACACACACACATTATATACTAACAGCGTTGTTTTTTGCACCAAGTTGTCCGATTCGCTGAATCGCTTGGCATCATTGGGCTTGAAGGCTGT